TACTCACGTTTAGCAGTTCCTCAAGACATGATTAACGTATGTGAATCTTTTGGATGTAAAAACAGTGGAACACTGATGATTACAACGAAATCAACTGGCGAAGACGCAGAAACAGTAAATTCCGCTAGTGCTACATACACGAAAGCAACAAATGCCGTGTTGTTTAGTGGCGGTGTAATGTACTTCTACGTTGATTTCCCTAAAGCAGGTACTTACACAGTAAATGTTACTTTAGCAGATATTAAAGATTCAACTTTAACAAATGCCGATAAATATACTCAGACTGTAACTGTAACCGCAGAGGGCTATCAACCAATCACAGTGGATTTGGCAGTTGCACCTGGCGAAGAAGAGGGTTCAGGGTGGACTCCTACAACTCAAGGTATCACTGTTAAAATCGAAGTTTCTATTACTGGAGCAGACGCAGGAGGAATCATTGGTTTATCTTCTATTTCGTTTTTTGAGGACGTTGACGATTTGGCAAACAATGAAGTTGTTAAATTAGGATGTCTGACTGGAATCGAAGGTGACGATACGATTGACGCATTAGAGGAAATGTGTTTAGGAGCTAAATACGATACTTCTACTACGGCTATTGAACGTACTATTACCGCAAGCACTTGGACTCCAAACGCTTTGATGTTGAATCCATTGATTCATAGAACAGAAAAAACAGAAGGATTCTATATTGCTACGATTGAGGCAACAGTTGTTGATTCAACAGACCACGAAGGATATGGAGAAATTCAGTTGGCAGACACGTACAACGAGGAATGTGGATATATCTATGCCTCGATTGCCGACGCTTGCAACGTAAACGACGCTATCCTTACTCGTATCAACAATCCTAACTTGATGAACCTTGATGAACGCCAGTTCCAAGTTATCAACTCTAAACTGAATCCAAATGTTGATTTTGAAGGTTCTATTCTTTACTTCAACAAAGAGTTGGTAGGTAAGACAGTTATTATTTCTTACCCACGTTCTGCCGAAGTTGAAGAATTTGTAGCAACTGAACGTGGAATCAATGAAAGACGTGTAAAAATGTCATATTCCAAAGTTCAATCTGACGGAGTTATCGAAGTACACATTTACGACAATGTATTGATTACTTCATTCCCTCAGACAATCAACAACACTGATAGTGAGTTCTCATTCACAGTTTCAGTACAACGTGATGTAAACGGAGATTTCTTCCACATCATGAAACACAATCAAACAGGGGAATACCTGTAAGTCGATAAATTTAAGGAGGCAAAATAATGAGCGAAAAATTCACATTAAATGACTGGTTAGGTATCAAAGACAGTCTTGAAAAAGCGAGAGAGGACGAAACGCCATTCGCAGTACATGGGAATGACGGTTCTCTCTCCGTCATAGGCAACGCAAACAAAACAGAAAACAAAAAGTTTGATTATCAAGTTAAATTCCGTTACGAGAAAGATGAATTGAAAGCTATCCCACCTAACGCAAAAGAGGTTGGGAAGTATGTAACATTCACGATTGATTTCGAGGACATCCATGTAAACCCACGTAAAGACCTTGAGCTTGTTGAAAGTGCTATGAACATTTATCCATTGATCAAGGCTTTAGGTGAAATTGCAGAAGATAAAGCCAATAAAGTGGAAGAACTAGCTAAAAAACATGGTGTCAAAGTTAGCCGTGGAGAGAGCGGACAATTCGTATTTGAAAACGGAAATGCACAGTTCGAGAAAGATTATCAAATCTTGACACAGAAAGCCAATGTCGAAATGGTTCATGCTTACAACGAGGCAGGAGATATTGGACAAGACGGAGTTTATAAATTCGTGCAGATTTTATTGAACATTGATAATGACATGGCAGACCATATGATGCCCGTATCTGTTTTAGGGACAATGTACGCAACTATCATCAACAATCCTGAACTATTCAACGAGGCCGAAACAGTTTTTGGATATTGATAGAAAAGGAGAGTGATAGGAGTACAAACCAACCAAAAACCTATGACGCAGACTTGAATATCTATTCTTTCATGGCTCATTATGTTGCCAAAATATTGAAATTACGCCCCAACGATATTCTTGATTGTTGGGGTGTTTCTGAATTATTGGTTGCTTATGGAATTTATCGAAACGAGGCACAACAGAAAGCATATGCAGAGGTAGAAAGCTACAACAAGACCGCCAAGAAGAAAATACCAAGGGTGAATCGGTATGCGGTCAAATTCTACTCTAAAACGGAATTGGAGGAAGAATATGGCAACTCCGAAAGTAGGAGCGATTCTTGAGCTTGATACATCAAATGCCAAAAAGCAATTAAAGAGCTTAGAAAAGTCCAGTGTTGACGTTTCTTTACAGATTAAGAATCTAAACACTTTAAAGCAACTTTTAAACAAGAAATTTTCCTTAGAGGCAGACGAGCGTTCTTTTCAAAATGCTCAGAAAAGGATTGACGAAATCACTAGGGCGATTGCGAATATCAGAAACCAAATGCAAACGATATCTAGTTCAAAATTTTTGGATGTAGATACTAAAAAATCTTGGATTTCTCAATTAAGAAGTCAAATTAAATCCTTGCAAACCGAAAAAGTCAATTTACAAGTCGATAAGAGAGAATTATCAGACGCACATAAAGAGTATCAAAAGATAGAGAATCAGATTAAAAAACTGAACAACGAAAAATTGAATCTTAAAGGTGATTCATCTGACGTTGACAAAATAAATAAAGAGTTACAAGAGTTATACGCTAAACAGAAACAGATTGATCAAGACACAGTAGACATCCAACTGAAACTTGATAACTACAATCAAGTTATGTCGCAGTTAAACGGGCTTGCCAATGCGACAAAGAGAATCCAAAATTTTGGTAAATCATTGAATAATGTCGGTAAATCCATGACTGGAATCTTTAGCGGTGTGTCAAATAACCCTATTGGGAAGTTTACGCACTTCTTAACTCAAGGTATCGGTTATTCAAGTTTGTACCGATTAACAAGTGGATTTATGAATATGATTGAAAGTTCCTTTAGTGGGGCTATCAATCGTATGGACACTATCGCAAATTCATATCGTACTTTTGAGGCTATGAATTTTGATAGTAGTGTCGTAGAAACTTCAATCGCAGATTTGGAAGATAGAATCTTAGGTTTACCAACAACACTGAATGACGCTATTTCTCAAGTTACAATGCTAAGTGCTATCACAAACGACTTGCCTAAGTCTGTTCGTATTTTTGACGCATTTAACAACGCAATTTTGGCTTTCGGCGGAACACAAGAACAAGCGAATAGGGCTATTACACAGTTCTCACAAGCCATGGGTACTGGTAAGATTGACGCTCGTACTTACTTGTCTTTGACAGACGCTCAAATGTCACCCGCATTAGCAAAAGTAGCCGAAATGTTAGGTTACTCATCTGAGAATATGGGCGAGTTCAAGAGTGCGTTAGGAGAGGGAGAAGTTTCTATTGAGGAATTTACAGACGCATTGATTTTGTTGAACGAAAACGGATATGACACAATGCGAGCTTTAAACTCTTTAGCGAAAGAAAACGCAATAAAAAGTATTGGCTCATCAATGATTGTAATGCAGACCCAAGTTCAAAAAGGGTGGCAGTCAATCATCCAAGAAATTAGTGACACTTTAGAGGCACTTGGATATGGTTCAATAGCTCAGAATATAGCTAAATTCGGTAACTTCATTCGTGACGGAATGACTGGTGTTTCTGATTTTATCAATCAGAATAGGGGAACGATTGGAAAGTTCTTAGACTGGCTTATAGATAAATTCAATGCACTAAAAGAAGAATTGAGCAAGTTTGATTTCGGTTCTTTTGTTGAGGGTGTGAAGTCTTTCAGTGGAGTGTTTGACGCATTAAAAGACGGACTGTCCACCTTATACGATATGTTTAAGTCTTTGGCTAATTTCGTAGGTGGTGGCGATACATCAAAAGGACTAGGACGTTTATTAACTGGTTGGCTCACATTCGGTTATGGAATGAGATTAGTAGGAACATTGATTAACAAATCCATGACACCTTTAAATGCATTGGCGGGATTAGGACAATATCTTCTTAAAAAAGGGAAAATAAGTTCTAGCAATAAATTGTTTGGATTTGCCAATTCATCTACTGGATTATTCGGGGCACTAACTGGGAAAAATAAAAACGTTGATTCAAGCGGAAAAATTACAAGTTCTTTCGATATAAACGGGTTCAAAAACTCAATGGCTAACATTGCCAAATTGGCGGGAATGGGTGGAACAATCATCCTTTATGCAAAGGCATTAGAGCAGATTGATAAAGCAATTCCTGATGATATAGGTTCATTCACACCTAAACTAGTTACCTTAATTGGAACTATGTCCGTTATGGCGGGGCTAAGTAGTGCTATGGGAAAACTAACAGACATTGTCGGTATACAGAACGAGCTAATGGGTGTTGTTTCCTTAATTGGTGCGGGCGGTGCTTTATGGTTGATTGCACAAGCTATTGGAGAAATTGATAAAAAAGTACCTGATAACATTGGAAGTTTCGCTAGTAAAATGGCAAACATGGGAATTGCTATTGGTGGAATCGGTATCGTTATCGGTGCACTGGGAGCGTTAGCAAGTGCAGGGAATGGTCTAGGTGGAATGATAATGATTCTAGGCGAATTGTTCACCATTTCATTCGCATTGACACTACAAATCGTTGCAGAATCCATTTCCGCCATGGCAGACAGTGTTGTCGATATTGGGAACTCTTTAAAGAAATTTGGAAAAGTAAAAATTGATAAAGAAGGAGTTTCAACCAATTTAAAAACAGTTACGGACGCTTTAGATCAACTAAGCGAATGGAGCGGTGGATTTTGGGGTGCTATCGGTAAATTGGCACAACAAAAGGTTGACGAAGGCAATATTGCACAAGCAAGTTCTAACTTAACACAGTTGCTTGATGTTGCAGACGGATTGACAAAGGTTCAAAAAATCAAGAATTTAGACGGAACAAAATTTGAAGAAAACATCAAATCTATGCGTTCAATTCTTGAAACATTGCAGAAATATTTACCTTTGCCAGTTGTCGCTATTCCTAATACAACAACAGAATCCATGACATCCATTACGGATTCAATCAATGCTATTTCTGAATTGACAGAGGCATTGAAAAACTTTGTTGCAAAAGGTGTACCAAACTTTGACGAAAACGCACTTAGTGAAACTCTAAAAAAGATTTCAACAGTTGTTACAAATCTTAAAGATATTCAGTTCCCCGACGTTAAAGCGGGAGCGTCCTTAACGGGAGAAAACGCTCAAAACTTAGTTGATGTGCTCGATAAATTGATTGAGATACCTACCAAGGCTAAAGAGTTTACTGACGCTATGCAAGGAACTACTTTGCTAAGCGGTGCTTTTGAAATGGCTTTGGACGAAATGGCAGACTTCTTAGGCAGAATCAATAATGATTTGATGTCTAACGGAGAAACACGCTTAGGGTACAACCTTAAAAATTTCATCAGTGCAGATTCAGTCAATAACGTTGTCGAGGCGTTAAACAACCTATCAACACTCGTCAATTCCGCAAGTTCGTTCATGCAGAATTATGCAGACAAGGCCGTTGATTGGGAAACATTGAAAGAAAACATCAATACAATTATGGAATCTTTCAACGGAACGATTGACGGCGAAGGTGCAGTTGAAATCAATACAGATAAACTGGAAACATTATCTAGTGCTATCGGTACTTTTGAAACGATTACCAACAAATTGGAAACAATCGGTGGTAAGCAAATCAATTTCGATAACATTGACGCTATGATTTTGCGTATTCAGACAATCATTTCTAGTTTAAGCACATTAACAAGTGTTGAGAGTGCAAACACACTGACAGAACAAGTAAATACACTGATAACTACGTTCCAAACGCTATTAACAACGCTAGAGGGATTTGACGAACAATTCCTTACAGTAGGTACTAGTTGGGGAAACAACTTGTTCCAGGGATTCAGTGACGCAGACGTTTCGGGACAATGTGTTGAATATATCGAGGAAATGATTGCTACACTGACGGCGATTGATATGACACCAGTAGGAACGGACTACGGAAACGAAATTGTTTCGGGATTCTCTAATGCAGTAGCAAGTATGCCAGACGCCATAAGTTCCGTTGCTAGTTCGTTGTACAACTATTCATCTTCATTTGCTCAAGCTGGTACTAGCTTAGGTAACAGTTTTGCAGATTCTTTCAACAGTGCAGTTTCTAATATTGATGTTCCTGACGTAAATGTTGAACACGATTCAAGGGGTGGAGAAGTTCCAACACAGTATTATGCAAAAGGTGGATTCACTAAAAAAGGAACAGATACTATTCCCGCCATGTTGACTCCTGGAGAGTTCGTAGTGAGCCGAAAAGCGGTAAATGGTATTGGAGTATCATTCCTAAAGAAAATCAACTCTATGGACTTTAAAGGAGCGTTCAAAAGACTTATGTCGGCACGTGGAGAAAACTCTATTCAAGCGACATACAACCAAACGATCAACAATACAACCAACAATAATTATGGGGATAGAAGTGTAACGATCAATGGCGGTAATGAAAGACAACAAATGTTGAAAGCGAATAAATTCATGAAAGGATTGGCATATTAGTATGTTTGGAAATTGTGAGAATTATATCCCGATTAGAAGATATGTACAATTCAATGATTTGGTGATTGATTCTGCCGATATGTTGAGTTCTGCCAGTTACAAGCAAAATTCAAAGACAGAATCAGAGGAATACTCATATGGGCATGGTAGTTATGTAAATTTCAAGTCCCCTCAACAGTTTTTGACTGAGGGGGACTTGAGTTTAACTATCAGTGTAGATTATCGGAAATACAGAAAAGAAGAACGCAAATATTTAAAGGATTTCATCAAATTAAATTTGATTAAGCCTGGAAGAATTTGGGCTATCGAAGACAACAAGATTCTATGGGCTTATGCCTATGTTACGGATTTTTCGGAGGAATACGAGAAATACAAAGGGCATTTATCCGTAGATATTGATTTAAAGCTATTTGAGGGTGTATGGCACATTACTGACCCTAGACGGACATATCTAATTCCTTATTCAACGTGTGATTTCCTAGAGTGCTATGACTTTAGAGATATAGAAGAATGTCAAGATTGTTGCGTAGCTTGTAAAAAGCCAATGGAGGAAGATTGTGCGTCTTGTCTATGCCATTGTGGTGATTTGGTAAAAGAAAATTCTCTATGCGTTTTATCGAAGAAAATCATTGATGATTTCATGCGGTGCGGAGAATCGTTCTTACTTGTTTATGATTGCAAACGTTCAGAAGATTTTTTTGGAGAAGATTCCTATGGAAAGCGTATCTTCAAATCTGACGTGTGTAAATCAACGATAGCGGGGCAATTTTATAGTGGGACGATACTTAATACTACTGACGTAGATATTCGCCTTGAGGGTTCTTTTACAGACCCTATTATCGAAATCAACCGAAACAAGATTCAGTTGTTAGGAGATTATAACGGAATCATTACGATAGATAGAACGGGCACAGTTATGTATTCAAAAGGAGAATGTTGCCCTTTTGAAGAAGTGGATTTGAACAACGTGAACATCATAGATGATTTCCAGTTCACAGTACACCACGGAATGAACAGTGCCATTGTCAAAAATTCATGTTGCCAAATGGCAAGTATATATATTTACGTGGACGAAATCACGTATTAGAAAGGAATCTATTTTATGGCAGAGGAATATTGTGCCCCTTGCGTTCAGTTGCAAGAGGAAAGCTCAGACTTTTATGAAAATGGAGTCACTGAGTCTGTATGTAATTCTTTAGGGCAAAACACTGGTTTCAATCCCGAAAGCGGAAACAACGATTGCGAGGATTTAAAACTTGCAAACGATTGCTTGATTTTAGGGAATATCGAAGAATTGCCGGGATATGACATATGCGATTGGAAAGAGTTCATGGAACAGTATTTACCTAACCAATACAACATGAATGGGGCTATCATATGTGCAATTTGTGGGTTGTGGAGTGCGATTCAGAATCAAAAGCTAAATAACCTTGATGTAGAAACTCGATATACAGTAACACAAGCAGTCCCAGGATATAGCATTACAGTCGATAGAAACGGAAACTGGTCTTATTACTCAACCGATTGGTTAGATTTAGGAACACACGAAAATGAATACGGACACGGGCAATTTTATGGGAAAATCAATTTCTGTTTTAGCATTGACGAAAAGAATAATGTTAGTTGGAACATAAAAAGTGTTACATTCGATAAATATGTTTATACCCTAATAAACAGTGAAGGGGCGATTACAAAACCAACATATACCATTAAAATTCCTGACGAAAATGGACAAGTTATCTTTCAAGTTACTCCTACAAAATCAGAAAGTTTAGCTATCAATAAAACCATAGAAGTAAATAAATCGGGAGTTGTTGGTTCTGGTGCAGATAGTGGATGGTTGAATTTCGTGAACATATATTGTGATTGGGTAGAGGATTCTGACATTGACTTGCAGATTAAATTTAGTAACAACAATATAATTCCTGTCCCAACGTGCTAGGAGGTAAATTATGGCAGTAGTAGAAAAAGATATTTGTAAAGCGTGTGAAGACCTAGATACTTATGCACCCGATTTTGTTATCAAAGGGGTAACGGAACAAATGTGTTCCAACCTAGAGGCAAACCAAGGATTGATGAATAAAGGGAGAAATAATTGCACAGACTTACACAATGCCAATGATTGTTTGATTGGAGGCATAGCAGAAAAAGCGCAGTCCTATGACCCATGCAAACCGAATCAAGCAACGGAAGATTTAGCAAAAAACGTAATGCACGTATTCGATATGTTGATTTGTTCAGATTGTGGGCAATGGGAACAAATTGAATTGTTATGGAACGCTATCAATGATTTACTTGGAAAATACTCAGATTTGTTAGCTATGATTCAAGCATTGCAACAAGCCGTTTCGCAAATTCAACAAAGAATCCAACAATTACAAAATAGCATTGATAATTTAGACGGACGTGTAAATACGAACACAACAAACATTTCAAATGCTACAACAAATTTGAACAGTACAATGACGGCATTAAAGAAAATCCTAGAAAACCTCCATACAAGCGGTGCATGGAGCACGACTGGAAGTAACGTACTGAATGGAAGTTTGAACAGTGGAAGAAATTTAGCGACTGGAAACATCAATGTATTTGGGGGGTCTACTGACGGAAATTCTTATATTCGTACAAACAACGGAAAAACGGAGAATGACTTGGCAGGTGGTATTTAATGGCTTGGAACACCTTTTGGGGAGCTTTTGACAATACTGGGCCGTATTACAACATTGTTCTAGGGGGTAGTCCTAGTAACAACGGCCCTTTCAATATTCCCCTTGGAACGGCTCATGGTTCGGGATATGGATATGGAATTGAGTTTACCGATAACGGAAGTTATGGAGTAACATTCAAGCTAAATCTTGTTGGATATTCTGTTTCTGAAGCTCAACAATACGTTCCTAACACGCATTATGTCGCTTACGGAGGGAATTACGATTATTACTTGATTGTTTCTGTATCAAACAATAATCAATCATCTTGGAGGCAGATTTATAAAAATCGTATTTTTTCACATCCAGGAGGAGCTAATTTATGTTATGCAAGCGGATGGCAAACGATAGCGCAAAAATCCCAATGGAGTGGATTCTTTCAACTTCCAACCAATACAACGCACGTAAAAATAGAATTGCAAGGTGCTCAAGTCACTTTACCTCACCAAAATATATATTCAATTCAACAAATCATACCTGATTTCAAACCTTGGGCGGTTAGAAAAAGTGGACAATTCAAAACTTTAGATAGACCAAGCGGAAAATTTCAGATTCGTAAAAGCGGTGCATGGGTAGATAAATCTATCATGAGCACTGGAGAAACGGGGCAAGCTAATGAAGGGGTATCTCGTATTAGACGTAGTGGGACTTTTGTAGGGCAAGGCAAGGTAGGTTCATAATATGATTCCATATATGGAGATTTTAGAGTTTGGCAACGTAAAGAAAAGATTCAGATTATCTTTATCTGAAATTGATATGTCAAACGAGCTTATGACTACCCCTAGCATTGATATAGACGGAGTGGCAGAATTACTGCCTTATTTACGAGGTAGAAAGGAAATCCGTATATTTACTGATAATGCGGTTTTCTACTCAAACACACAGTCTATCCAAACAGATACAAGCAAGGGAACGCTATCTATTAGTTGTTCCCATGTTGTATCAGAGTGGAAAAACAGACAAGTCCCTACGAACTATGCAGTAAAAGATAAGACTATCCCCCAAATCTATACAGATGATGAAATGAAATATTCTGACGATTGGCAAATGCAGTACGATAAGCAAGCCAATGAAGAATTGATTGATTATGTATATTCAAGGCAAAACAAACTTGACGCACTGACAAAGACTTGCGAATTGACACCCGATTTGTTTTGGCGAGTAGCTTTCACGAAAGATAAGATTATTCAGATTGGTACTTTTGGAGAACAAAAGCCATATACCATTTCTTTACGGCCTAGTGGCGGTAGTAATATTCGCATTATTGAAGAACCGCAGATTGACGAAGATTTCTCAAGTGTTATTAACCTTGCGACAGTATACGCTAATAAATCAGACAGTGGGATGTCCTCGTTATCTTTGCGAGAAGTTTATAACGATACGTCTTTGCAAGACCCTAATTTTCCAGTCGTTATCATACGAAACAATATCAATAATGAACGTGATTACGATTATATTGATTATCCTAAACTTGCACCTAACAACCAATTAGAATATGCGGTTATTGATACTGAATCGGTAGCTATGGAAAGCGGATTGTTTGTCGAGGGCACATATTCTTTTGACGACTTAAACCCTTTCTCTTTGGAAGAAGAAGTGGAAGAAAATCCAGGCGGTAACGGGACGTGGAGTCCTCAAGCGTTCATGGATGAATACATGGGGCAAAAGGTTGAAATGGACGGAGCACCAGTTGAACAACCTTATCAATGTGTAGACTTGTTCAAGAAATGCCTTCAAATCATTGGTTATCCCGACCCTAGTAGAGCCATTGGCGGTGACGGATTCGCATGGAATATTTGGTTCAACAGAGATTATTTAGGATATGATGATTACTTTGATTATCCTAGCACACCTCAATTTGGGGACTGGGCGATATTCGATAAAGCTGGTAGTACCCCCGACTCTCACGTTGCTATGTTCGTTTCAAGCAATAATGACAATACGGCTCAATTCTTTGGTCAAAACCAACCTGAGCCATACTGTACTGTTACCGCTTTTGAAACAACGAACATTTTAGGTTGGATGAGAGTTAAAGAGCAATTTTGGGGTGGAACATATGACCCCGAAAGCGGAAACGGGGTTCAGAATATCACGGACGAGGATAGAATCAAGTGTGCGAAAGCCGTTTATGACGCAACGATTAAAAAGCTAATCAACGCTCGCAGAAAGTTCCAAATCACAGTTACAACAGAACAGTTGCCAAACGATTTGAATGTTGGTGATAAGATTCGATTCATTTATGATATGAACCAATTCCATATAGAAGAATGTTCTAACTATATGCGAAAACTTCTTACGGGAAATGACTGGTATTATATCAATAAAATGGAAAGACACATCAATTCAAATGGAATGGAAACTGGCGAACTTACACTTGAAAAGTTTTTGCGTATTGATAGAGAGGGGAAACAAGAATCATGATTGATTATGGTAGAGCTATCAATATCTTGGCAGAAAACGTACATGATCTAAAAGAAAAACAAAGATACAATTCCGTACAAAGACGAAATCAGACAGTCGATATGTACGGATATGAATTAACTGGGCATGGTACGGCGAGTTCCCCTGCTACGATTGGAATCAGTGTTTCCCAAGATATGATTTATTACAATCGTTATGAGTTCAAAATTGTTATCGAAAACTCTAGTTCAACATCATTTCAAATCAAGATAGGCGGAATTGATTTGACGCCATACTTTCAAGCTCAGTTTAACGGGGCGTGGATTTATGGTAATGGTGTATACCCAAACAAAGGTACGGCTAACTATGATGTTCTTAAAGCGACAGGATATATGTCTGATTCTGAAAGAAACAAAATCCTAGAGCCTGGATATAAAGAAGTTCAAGTAATTGGTAATGGTGATTTTGATTTAAAACTTTATAACTATATGAAGTATTCTCACTGTAACCGATAGTTCGTGAAACCTCACTATTTTAAAATCCATTATATAATTTTAATAGAGGTATTTTATGAACAAACTGGAAAGAATGGAGAATCATTTACGGAATCATCCTAACGATTACCAAACGGCTATTTCCTTTTTGAAGAATAGAAGTGCAGAGTTTGACAAAGAACGTAGGCACAGACAAAACAAAATGAGAAAGGATATAGCTATGTATAAAAGGAGATTGAGAAATGCAGAACAAACACTCGAGTGACGGAATTGCGGAAGATTTGATACGCAGTTTTGTTCAAATGGCAAGTGTAGAGTTACACACAAAGACACTGATCGAAAAGAGAATTTCTGAAATAGAAAATGGAATGGTAAATGAAGAAGATATTCCCAAGCAGTTGGAAGTTATTCAAGGGCTAAAAGAAGATATAGAAGAACAAGCGGAAGTAAGACGGAGCATTATGCTTTATCTTTACAGTTTATATGGGCAAAAGGGCAATAAAGAATATTGGTGCATGGTTAAGCATTACTCAATGGCTATGTATACAATGTTTGAATCATGGCAGGCAAGTGAAAGGGACGAAGAATTGTTATCTATGGCAATTCAGATTAACAAAATGTTCATTAAAGCACTGACCTGCTTTTTAGGTGTCGAAATCACTGAATGTAGTTCATGTTTTAGCGACATTTTGAAAGCCGAATTAAAGGAGAATGGAAATGTCGTTGAGTCCTCAAGTATGTAAAAAGAATTACAAAGTTCATATTCCCGCCATGGGTGAAGAATGTGAGTTTTGGTTAGTTCGAGTCACGGACGAACAATCTATTTCAAACCCTGACAAAGACCATGCCTATTATACAGACGACGGGAAGTTATTTATATATGACGGAAAGAATCTAGTTCGAGTAAATTGCGATTTATGTTTCACGCAAGATGAGCGTGACAAATTAGAAGGAATCGAAGAAGGGGCAAACAAATATGTTTTGCCAGTTGCGAATGATTCATCTTTAGGCGGTATCAAAACTGGATTTACACAAACCGAAAAACAATATGCGGTTGAAGTAAACGAAGAAGGGCAAGCCTATGTAACTGTTCCTTGGACTGACACAGTATATACATTGCCAGTTGCCGATACTGATACATTAGGCGGTGTGAAACTAGGATATACGCAAAACGGAAAGAATTACCCAGTTTTAAAAGATTCCGAAGGGAATATTTATGTTGCAGTTCCTTGGGTTGAATATCAGTTGCAACAAGCGTCCGCAGAAAATTTAGGCGGTATCAAAACTGGGTACGAGCAACAAGGGCAGAATTATCCAGTTGACGTTGACGTAGAAGGCAACGCTTATGTTACTGTTCCGTGGTCTGAAACTAGTTATCAACCTGCCACAGATACAACTTTAGGACTTATCGAAACTGGTTATCAATCAAATGAAGATAACTATGCCGTTGACTTAGATGAAAATGGTAAAGCCTTTGCAGTAGTTCCGCTTGATTCAACCGTTATAAATGGAAAACAATTTGTTGGTTCATCCTATGCTGGTGAAGTATCTGATTGCGGAGTTGAACTAAAAAAAATAGTAGGAAAAACCGTCCAAAACGGAACACCTAGTCCAGACAGTCCAGTCGAGATTGAGAACGTGAAAATTGACAATATTTATTCGTTTAGCGGTAACATGGTTGATTTAGACAGACTACAGTCTAACGCAAACGTATCGTTGACTAGGTTAAACGATAGAACGGTCAAATTGGTCGTTGACGTTGTAAGAGATTATCCATCGTTGGCATACGCAATCAATAACGAGGAACTAGAGTTTTTAAAAGGCAAAACGATTAAAATCATTTGCGACAGTTTAACTGGTAGCAGTGATTTAAAACTTTTCCAGCTTGTCTGTACTAGTCCTAGCGGAAAATCATATATAAATTCGGGACAAGCAGTTAATTATATGCAAATCCCAGAAAATGCAACAGGGCTAACCTTTCAATTTTTCGTTGCGAATACTGGCGATACGGACAATGTTGCAGTTGGAGATTGGGCAACATTTGAAGCACCTAGAATCGTATTGTATGATTCAGACGACCAATCATGGAAACCATACGGATTTAGTGCGACAGAAACCAACCTAACACTAGCCGAAGGCGACACTTACGAAAATGGAAAAGTGACGAGGGTTAGAAAGCAAGTTACGTTTGACGGAAGTAGTGATGAAGCATGGCGAGCGATTACTAACAACCGTTTCCAGATTACGGTGCAAGACGTAGCAGGTGGTGGATATAGCGCTCCAAAAGGGCTATGCAACAGATTACAAGCTATGAGTGCGCAAGAAACTGGTACAACCAACGAATGGGGTGTCATAGCTTGTCATAACACCTCCATTTATATTCGAGTAAGCGAAAGCGTAACAACGGTAGAACAGTTACAGACATGGTTATCTACTCACAACCTAATTGTCGAATACGAACTAGAAACACCAACAACAGAGGAATTTAAAATTCCAACGATTGAATCATATAGTCCATATACAGTAGTTGACACCGATTCAGAGATTGAACCAACCATTACATTCAATCCTATTCCGTGGAACTCTTGCTTAGTAAATAATGCAACCGAACAAACAGACGGATTGATGTCCGCTCAAGATAAAGGGCGATTAGATGATTTGTACGAATGGTATCAGAATACAATTCAAGGTTCTGCGACTGTTCTAATTAAAAGGAGTTAAACATGATTGAGAATGTAGGATATTTAGACCAAACAAAAAACGTCGTTACAGATGAAGATTTGGAATTTAAAAAAGCTAGTTTTGCCGTTGTAGAAGAAACTCCGTTTAAGGCTGTGTCGAATGGGTTTGTTATGTACAACAATTATGAGGCTATTTTTAGCGGGTATTTAGAAATGAAGGCTGGAGTTGTAAACGCGGATGAAACGTTATTAACTTTACCTTTCAAGCCTAAATATCCTAATGCGTATCTAAATGGTCGAGAATCAGGAAATAGTATGACCATTTATGTTGATCAATACGGAAATCTAAATAAGCAAACGCAACAGACTTTCGAAGATGGAGATTTGATTTTCATCGTAGGAAGTATCGCAATCTCAAATTAAGGAGGAATAATCTATGGAAGATTTTGAATGTTTAACAGAATGTGAAAAGACAGAGTTTGAATCAACTCTTGTGCCTAAGAAAGATGAGCCATTGGACATTACTGTCCAAGTAGACGGAATTGCAGACGCAACCGATATTGGCAAATCTTTGTTAAAAGCCGACAACCAATCAAGTGCTAGACAAGTTATCGGGGCAGGCACAAGTAACTTTGACGGGAACTACAATTCTTTGTCGAATAAACCTACAATCCCAACTACTGCAACAAAAGACGTGGCGGGAACAGTAAAACAATGTGAGCTTGTCGCAAGTGCCAGTGGCGATACAGTAACGAAAGCAGAATTTGAGGCTTTGCTTACTGCATTGAAAAACGCTGGCATTATGGCAAATTCATAGAACAAAAAAAGCAACACAAAATAAGTCCTAGAACGACTTAAAACTTATCTTAGAATTGAGAGGAAACGATATGGAGTTTATCAATCAAATTATGCCTAGTCTTGTAGATTTTGTGGCGGTCGTTATCGGGGTTGCTTTGATGTATGCAGGGCAATACGTTAAGAAACTATACAATCAGTATGCCGATACACAAACCAAGAAAGACGTTGTATCAACGACTGTTCAATATGTCGAGCAAGTATATAAAGACATTCACGGGCAAGAAAAATTAGACAAGGCATTGGAAAGGGCAAGCAAATTATTGAAAGAGAAAGGAATTGCCGTTTCTGATACCGAACTCGAAACCTTGATTGAAAGTGCAGTATGCGGATTCAATGACGGCTTTTATAAAGGCGAATGAATGAATCTATTGTAGTAGCAATTATAGGCGGTTTATGTACCGCTATTCCAAGTTTGATTGCGACAATCGTTGTGAACCAAAAGACAATGGCAGTAAACGAGTATCGTATCAACTCTTTGGAAGAAAAAATGGACAAACACAACAATGTAATTGAACGTGTTTACAAATTGGAAGAAGATCAAAAAAACGCTCAATATCGTATTAACGATTTGAAAGCGGATATTGACAAACTGAATAAGTAACAAAAGGCAAGTTACACAAAAAGGCGGGATTTTTTAATCTCGTCTTTTTTTCATGCAAAAGGGAGTGAATAGATATGAAAGCAAACAAAAAATATATTGCGTCAGACGGATATGAATATTTTATGTGTCCTATGACGGAGTTTAAAGTTACGCAAGTAGAGAATACGGGAACGCATTTAGGCACAAAAGCCGTTGACTTCGCCAGTGGCACGCCAGGATATAGAGCACCTTATTACGCACCCGCCAAAGTAAAATGTATCAAAACGATTCCTAGCTACGGAGAGGCTACATGGCAGACAGTAAACAAAGTGCATTGTCCTAACGGATATTTTGGAATCGTTACCTTTGAAACAGTCCATGACAATTCTTTTAATGCTTATGTTGGAATGGTAGTAGATCAAGGTGAACAGTTAGGAAACATGGGTGACGCTGGCAGAGCTACGGGAGTGCATTTACACATTGAATTTACTCAGTCCGCTAATACGAACATGGCTTATAACTCGTATGGTATTTATACTTTCACGGCAACGGAAAGCTATGTTGACGATACGTTCTATGTAAACGATACGAATATTATCTATGGCGGTCAAGGAAACTGGAGAAAATGTACTGAGGGCGGTTCTAGCGGATATTCCCCTAGCCAGTTAGTCAAGGAACACGGAATTGCTCATTTCACCAACGAAACTCCTATTATCTGCCATAGAGATTCTCCTACTGGCCCTAGCTTTGGTTATTATACAAACGGAGAATCACAAGAATATACCGAAAAATGGGTTGGCAATGGGCATAGATACATTTCATGGCTTTATGAATTAGATAAATCCATTCGTTGTTTCGTAGCCGTTAGCGGAAGTGAGAAACAAGGTGTAGACCCTTGGGCAACTTTTAGTGCCCCTGATGATGTAGAAGAAAAGCCTTCAACTGGTGGATATAGCGATTCACAGTTAGAACAAGAAAACGGAGTAGCTCACTTCACGAAAGATAGTATTATCATTCGCAAGGCAACTCCAAACGGAATTGATGCTGGCCGTAGATTCATGACTGGCGATACTCAAGAATACACTGCTAAGTGGGTAGGAAACGGACACAGATATATTTCTTGGGTTGAAAATGGAACACGTTATTTCTGTGCCGTTAGCGGTTCTGAAACACGTGGGGAAGACCCTTGGGCGACATTCTCCGCACCCGAAGAAGATAAACCTAGTCAAGACAAACCGACAGAGGAAGATAAACCGCAAGAACCAGTCAAAGAATTTCCCGATTCTGTCAAGATGAAAGGTTTAGACTTGTCTGAACATAACAATGTTTCTGAATCAGAATTGAAGAAATACGATTTCGTGATTTTAAGAGCGAATTGGTGGACTACCGAAGATAAACGTTTTGAAACGTATTCGAATACACTGGAACGCTTAGGAATCCCTTATGGAGTGTATTGTTACGATTATTGCGGTGACGAACAGACCGCTTTAGAACAAGCCGAATACACCTATAATCTCATTAAAGATAGAGATATTAAAATGGGTGTATGGATGGATATGGAAGACGCAGACGGATGGAAGAACAAGAACGGATATTTAAACAAGGAACACTGTTCAATGGTCTGTAAAGTGTTCTGCGATTTCTTCAAGGAAAAGGGATATTACACAGGTGTTTACTCCACTAAATGGTGGTTTGAAAACTATTGCCCGACTGATTATCCTAAATGGGTAGCAAACTGGGGAACAAATGACGGAACTTGCCAGAGTGATTTTTCAGATTATGGGGTTATGCACCAGTATACGTCTAACCCATTAGACAAGGACGTTGCTTATCATGAAGTGGATTTTTATAAATCAAATCCAATCAAGGGAGAAGAACCTCCTAAAGAGGACGTAGACAAGCCTAGCGAACCCGTAGAGGGCGATAAACCAACAGACAAACCAAATACACCACCCGAGGAAGAAAAGCCGTCAGATACTCCAAATGAGGGTGTTGACGTTGACAAGGTGAATACTCTTTTGGATATTCTAATTAACATTGGCAAAGCCGTTATCGAGTTCTTCAAAAGAATTTTTGGGGTTAAGGAATGACGCCTAGAACAAACGGAGATAATTTAGGGGATTGGTATTACAGTGCCAATCCCTATTATCAAAGGGGATATGGACTGCCAAACTGTACCGCCTATGCATGGGGTAGATTATCTGAGATTTGTAATTCTCCATGCACTGTATCAAACGGAAACGCTATTGACTGGGCTTTTAGACCTAGCATGAAGAAATTAAATGCACCCGAACAAGGCAGCTGCATAATCTATAGCGGAGGAATAAGGGACGCTAGAGGACGATTGTGCGGACATATCGGTGTTGTGGAACAAGTATACTCAGACGGAACGATTGACGTGTCTATGAGTTCATATGGTGGCTATACGTGGCGATTATACAGATTATCTCCTAAAGACGGATATTATGTGCCCGAAACATACGGATTGACGTTTCATGGATTCTATATGTATGACGGAGTGCGTGAAGTTTTGAATAAAGAAATGGAAGAATTTTACGCCCGTGAAATCGTTAAACAGATGAAACGTGAATTGCGGAAAGAGAAAATAGAAAGTAGGGAATCTGTTTTGAAGTTTGAATCAACGGGAACTCTTGAATATATATCCTATAATGATGTTACAGAATCTACGCCAACATATTACGATTCAAGTTGTGCATTGATATTCATGCTATTGTGTGTATTGATTCTGAATATCATGTTCAAAGGAAAGCGTTAAAAAAGTGTATGACAATCGTATGCCATTGTGTTATACTATCTGTGTAATCGTTCTTTGAATATAGAATTAACAACCATGTGAAGAAGGTGTCAACTGGCATGGAGTATGGGAAAGAGCGTATCAACGAATGTAACGATAGTTCTCGTGTGGTGCGTTGAGTATATAGCAATATATATTCAAAAGAGGGAAACTCTCAATTCATACTGTATGTGCATGGCTTGTGATATGTAAAGGAACTGCCCTGATCGTTACCGCAATAAGAAGTCGTGGAAACACGTCCTCTCCTAAAAGTTATACATAGGGATATGATATAACCTCTTTAGGAAATATCCAACAAGGTAATATAGGTACACGTGACGTGTAGAAATACACTATAAGACCAGTAGCAGGTGCGAGTAGCCCATAGGTGTACGAAAACAAGTGAACAAGGATTTCTATAAGAGAGGACAGAAAGAATTAAATCTGAAAGACGGGTGAAAGTTAAAGGTATTATTCCTTTCGTTGATTCAAAACGGGTAAGAAGTTATATGGTCGCAACTTATAACTCAGACTTATTCGCAACGTGTCTGAAAATGCACTAACAAGATTCATGTACGGCGAAGGTCGGTTATTTTCTATATTCGATTTACGTTACAACAAATAAGTAATTTTAATAACTTTGGACTTTGGATTGTGTCAGATACAGGTTTTTTATTTCCCCCTTATGCAAAATACACAATCCATTTTTTTATGCTAAAATATTTATGAGTACGGCTAGAGTGCTCACCTTCGGTCTTAACGGCACATTATGTGCCAACCTCAAAAATCCCGTGCCCTCAATGAGCACGGGTGCGTTTTTTATGGTATAATTAAAGAGTAGAAAAACATCTCCCAAATTTCTACATAGTGAAAAGACCTCCTGAAATCTTTTTACCAAACTTCTCTGAGGAATGTACGCCAATACATTCCTTTTTTTATTGCACTAGATTTATTATCTCTTCCAATTCAGAAACATTTACTTTCTTTTTCAGTCATGATCGCACCTCCTTTATCTAATTACAATATATCATAACTGTTCCCTAAAAGATAACGAAATTGTATTAAAATATGAAAAAAAATGCTTGCAATTCGTTAACAGATAGATTACAATGTAATCGTAAGTTAACTAGAGGGAACGAAAGGAGAGTAGAAATGGAGAAGTTAACAGTTAAGCAAATTCGGGTTGGAATGGATATGTCCCAAGAAAAAATGGCAGAGTTCCTAGGAATTTGTACTCGTTCTTATAGAAAGAAAGAGAACGGCGAAACAAGATTCTACTTTGAGGAAATTTTGAAAATTTGCCAAAAAGCAAACATAAGTTTAGACGCAGTGAAGTTATAACTTATTTTTTTACACAAAGCGTTAACTTAGAGGGAACGAAAGGAGTTTAAATGAAAGATGAAAATTGGACTGGTCTTGAAGATGAAGAACTGGAAATGATGTTCAAAGACAACGTTTCAAACTTCATGACCGCTCAAAAGAGCTTGAACAAAGAAACAGATAGGTTTTGTAAAGAGGCAACAAAATTGTTCGCCAAACTGTCAAGCGGGTACGCAAACGTTGTACAAGACCAAATCTCATTAAAAAGAAAAATGTTTAGGTTGAATATCTACATGATTATTCTCCTAGGATTACTTCTTTGGAGTTTATGGGTATGGCTTACTTAGGCTACTTTGAACTGAGAAAACGTTCAAAATGGTTAGAAACATACGAATGTCAAAACTTAGGAAGAATCGTTATTCCTAAACGAATATTCTTGAATTACTTTCCGAGTTGCAGACAAGCGATTAAGGAAATCGAAAAAAAAGAGGTATCTGCATAGCCGACCAAAGCTCAGATACCTACGAGATGAAATGGCATTAAAAAATAGCCATTTCCATTATATCACAGAAAGGAAATAAAAACATATGTACGGAAGTGAACAATGGGAAAACGAACAGATTGATACTTATTCAAGTTATGCAGTAGATGATGATTTCGTCTATGAATTACAAGACAAACCAGTACACGGGAACAAATATTACGAGGAATATTGTAAATCCTACCACTTGGAAATGTTCAAACTTCTATGCGAAAACGCAGACGAAAGAGATGTTGAGCGTGATATGGACGAAGTGAAAGATGAACTTTCCGAAGAACCAATGTCTTATTTCGGCACTAAGGGATATTACCAAACCTTAGGTATGTTATGGGCTTGGACAGATTACCTAATGGGGGAAATTGGATAATGCCTAGAACAAAAAAAGAATTAGACATTCCAAACTTCAATTCACCTACTGTCCCAAAAATCACCCAACAACAATTAAGAGCGAGGGAACGCAGGATTGAATCCAAGGAAAGATACACAAATGTAATGTTTTTCATGAGTGTCTGCTTATTGATATTCATGATTGCTATGAGTTGCATACTGATTGGAGTGTGGTTGAAATCATGAGTAAACATCAACAAGTGTTAAACCACTTAAAGAAATACGGAAGTATCACACCAAAAGAGGCTTGGTTGAAATACGGATTGTACAGATTATCGTCCGTTATCAACCGATTAAGAGCTAAAGGATATGACATTGAAACAGTCAAGGAGGGAAAAGAAGGATATGCGAAATACAGACTCAGTAACCATTGATAATAAGACAAGGGAACTCATCATTAAAATTCCCGATACGTATGTCCAATTATCATCAATTTTAACAACAGTAACTATGTCGGTTTTGGACGAAATAAAAGAAAAAACGAATTCCAATTTATATGACGCTTGTGTGTATGCAAATTGCAAAATGATTCTCGAAAATAGCGAGGGAGCATATGAACAAATTGTACGAGAATACAACGAAGTTCATAACGATTCAACTGACTAGCCGTGAAGAATGGTTGAAAGCTCGTGATAACTCAATCGGTGGAAGTGAGGCAAGCTCATTGATTGACGTGAACCCTTATTGCTCACTTAGGCAATTATGGGAACGAAAGAAATCAAACAACATTGAAGAAATATCCAATGAACTGATTGATTACGGAAACCGACTTGAACCTATCTTACGAGCCATGTTCCAAGCCAAACATCCCGATTATGACGTGCAGTATCAAGAAAACACGTTGTTAAAATCGAATGAATTTGATTTTGCACATTATTCTGCGGACGGATTGATTTGGGACGGAGCTAGACCAGGGATTCTCGAAATCAAAACTTCATTCATTCGCAATTCAGAAATGAGTAATGAATGGAAGAACAGAATCCCGACCCAATATTTTGTGCAGATACTTCACGGACTATGGGTTACTGGATTTGATTTTGTCGATTTATTCGCAGAACTAAGATACCTAGACGGCAATTCAAGTATCAAACAGTATCACATTGAGCGAAAAGAAGTATTAGACGATATTGAATATTTAATCGAACAAGAAACAACAAACTGGAATCGGTACTTCTTAGGAAACGAAGAACCGCCGATAACGATAAAACTAGGAGGATAAGTATGGGTACGTTGAGAAAAGACAGAATTGAAGAACGTTTAATGGAAATTGAAAAAAACAAAACTTGGTTGGCTTGGCAGATGAATATGTCTCTTCAATCTTTTAGCAGAATGTTAAGAGGAAATAATAACCCTAGAATCGATAACGTAATAAAACTATCCAAGTTATTAAACATATCTGTAGATTATTTACTTGGTCTTACTAACGAAAAGGAGAAATAAAGCATGGAACTTACATTAAAGCCGTTATTAGAGGACGGGCAAATTACAGTTGTAGATTTAGACACACAGTTAGAAATGGCACGTGCAGAGTTGAAAAAATACAACTATGTCGTGACTGAAAACAATTACAAGGACGCTAAAAAAGACAGAGCCGATTTGAACAAACTGGTTAAACAAGTGTCAGACGCTCGCAAGTCTTTTGAAAACAAGGCTTTTGACAAATGGAAAGCAGACAAATCTAAAATCATGGACTTTGAAAAAGAAGTCAAGAGTTATTCAGAGGAACTGGCTAAAGGCATGGAAGTCTTTGACGAAAAAGAACGTGAAGAAAAACGTCAACAAATCTTTGAGGCATGGGAATCTTTGCTCGAAGAAAGAAATTCAGATTTCTATGATTTGACACCGAAGTTCAATGACAAATGGTTGAACAAAACAACAAGTGCCAAATCCATTGAAGATGATCTAAAAGCTATCCATGACAAAATCATTCAAGACTTAGGGTTCATGTCAACGTTCTTGCCGACAGACGAAATCGAGGCAGAACAAGTCAAGGAGGCATATTTCAAAGAGTATGATTTGACTTTCGCCAAAATGAAAGCAGATGAATTAAAGCGTGTTAGAGAAAGCGTAGAGCAACGAAAAGCTCAAGGGAATATAAATACACTCGAAAGTCAAGAATCAATCGCTATCGCACCTCTAGGGCGGTCTGAGAGCGTTTTAGAGCAGAAGAAAGACTTGCAAAATACAAATTGGGCGGTTTTTAGGGTTGAAGGTACAAAAGAAGATTTAATGGAACTCACTCTAAAACTAAGAGAACTCATGGCTAAATCGAATTTTAAATATCAAGTAACTGGAAAAGGAGAAATTTAAAAATGACAGTACAAAACAGTTTAGTAAAAAAACAAACAAACTTTGCAGGATATGTAAAGAATCCTGCGGTGGTGCAGAGTATTTACAAAACTCTAGGAAGTGAAATCAAAGGGAAAAAATTTGTGGCAAGTATCATCAGTGCCGTGAATACAAACCCCGAATTGCAGACTTGTGATTTTTCTACAACAGTCAGCGCAGGACTAACTGGAGAGGCTTTGAACTTATCACCTAGTCCTCAGTTAGGGCAGTATTACTTAGTCCCATTTAACGATAGAAAGAACAACAGACGAGTTGCAACCTTTCAGATCGGCTACAAAGGGTACGTGACTTTGGCTATCCGTAGTGGTCAATACAAGAGATTAAATGTCGTTTCTGTCAAAGAGGGAGAGCTAATCAAGTATGACCCATTCAACGAAGAAATCGAAGTTAGTCCTATCCAAGACGAAAGAGAACGTGAACAAGCCCCTACGATTGGTTACTACGCTATGTTCGAGCTTATCAACGGATTCAGAAAGACTATGTACTGGTCAAAAGAAAAAATGGAAGAACACGCTTTGAAATACAGTCAAGGTTATCGAGCTAAAAAAGGTTACACATTTTGGGAAAAAGACTTTGACGGCATGGCATACAAGACAATGCTAAGACAGTTAATTTCCAAATGGGGAATCATGAGTTTGGAAATGCAGACGGCTTTCACTAGCGACATGGCATATAAAGAATCAGACGATTCAGAACCAGTATATGTCGATAACGAAGAATCTTACGAGGAACAACCTAAACAAGTTGAAATGCCTAAACCAGTTCAAGAGCCGATTCAAGAAGATTTAGGAGATTCCCTTGTATAGCGAAAACCTATTGCAGGGAAGTATCGCAGAATGTTTCTTTACGAAAGACCCGAACAAAGAAAATTTGTGTATACACCATATTTTCAGAGGTGCTTTCAGAGATAAGTCAACGAAGTATGGATGTTGGATTTGGTTACGTCCTGAGTGGCATAACCAAACCAACTATTCCGTACACAATGACAAGAAACTTGAAATGAAATTGCAAGCTATGTGTCAAATGGCTTTTGAAGATAAATACGGGCACGAATTATTCATGAAAGAGTTTAAGAGAGATTACATAGAGGCATACAAAAACAGATACGGAAATCTGTTCTGTGTATACAACGAATGGAAGATTAGAAAGAGGGTGTTGGCTCATGTTGATTGACGGACAGTATGTATATATGTTCAATCCGTTTGACATGGCGAATTGGACGGAAGAAGAAATCAAAAACCAAATGGACTATTTCATCTCGTGTATCAACAACAATACAGACGTCCCTTACGAAATCGCAAAGAACATTGAAAACATATCCAACCAGTTATTTTTGATTGGGGAATGTATCGCAAGGTACACGAAAGAGAGAAACAAACTGAAAGACGAAATCAGTGCAAAGGCAAAAGTCGAGGCATATTTGGCAAGAGATGAATATCAGAACAAGAACCCTAACTGTAAAATGCCAGCCATGGCTTATTTCGAGGGCATAGCCGAACAAAAACTGTTAGGGGATAGAAATACCTTAGCGGAGCTAGATTGCAAGCTAACACGCTTTAAAAACGCTTATAACAGTGCAGAGAATATCTGTAATTCTTGGAAAAAACTGTTAGAGGCAATTCGATATGAGAATGGGGGTAAGTAAATGAGATACAGATTTGAGATACCAGGAGAACCAATGGGAAAACAAAGACCTAAGTTTTCAAGGCAAGGACAGTTTGTTAAAACCTACACACCTCAGAAAACAGTCAATTATGAAACATATGTCAAAGAACGTTTCTTGATTGAACACCACGATTACAGACCTTTGGAGGGTGAATTAGTTGTTCGTATAAATTCTTATTTCCCAATTCCTAAATCGTTCTCAAAGAAGAAAAAAGAACAAGCAGAAATGGGAATGATAAAACCAACAAAGAAACCCGATTGCGACAATATCGCAAAAATCGTTCTTGATTCACTGAATGGCATAGCGTTCATTGACGATAAACAAGTTGTCAATTTAGTTGTAACGAAAAACTACGATCCAATTCCAAGAGTTGAGGTTGATATAAAAGAAATAGGGGGTTCAGATGAAACACATATTTGATGTTAATGTCGCTAAAGAATATGGTATTGAAATAGCTATATTGTTGGAAAATATGAATTTTTGGCTAGAGAAAAACAGAGCTAATAACACAAACTTCTTTGACGGAAGATATTGGACGTACAACAGTATAAAAGGCTTTGAGAAATTATTCCCATATTGGGGTAAAGACAAAATATATAGAGTGTTAAAAAAGGCAGAAGATTTAGGTCTTATTATCAAAGGGAATTACAACAAATTATCGTATGATAGGACAACGTGGTACGCATTTAGCGAAAGTGCAGAATCCATTTTTCAAAATCGCAATATCCATTTCGCAGATTTGCAAAATGGAATTAGCGAAAATGCGAAACCAATACCATATATAAACACAGATATAAACACAGATAATAAAGAAGAAAATAAAAAAGAAGAAATCCCATACGAAGAAATCATTGATTGTTTAAACCGATTAGCAGGAACAAATTATAGAGCGACATCCAAAAAGACGAGAGAACTTATCAATGGTAGGTGGGAAGAAGGGTATAGGTTACAAGATTTTGAAACTGTTATCAAAAAAAAGTGTGACGCTTGGATTGGTACAAAGTATGAAGAATATTTAGCACCAACAACATTATTTAGACCAATCAATTTTGAAAGATACCTAAACGCAAAAATAAACAAAGAAGAATCGCAGAAAGGCGGAATGGTATTTTGACGAAAGAAGAAACATTACAGTTTATCAAACTTGTCAATGCCAATTTCCCAAAATCGTTTGACCACCTAAAGGGTGATGATAATTCAAGAAACATGATCGCTAGTCAATGGTATATCGGTTTTCAAGATTACGCACCACAAGAAGTTATGAAAGCATTTCAAGAATGTTTATCTGAGGGGTTAGGGAATTATCAACCTAGTTTAGGCGAGATTTACGGAAAACTTTTAGACAAGTTAGATACTAACGAATTGTTGGGGAATAACAAACAGATTGGGACATGGAGTCCCCAAGTCAAACAAATTGGTACAGAACCAAGTTATGACCCTCGTATGTGGAGTGAAGGACATCCTCACCCTACATACGACCCCGAATTGCAGAAAGAATGTGAAGAAATGTTAGAGCGAATTTTAAAAGAAGGAGTTGTTTGTTAAATGAGTATTGAACAATTTTTAGAGGCTATGGAAATCGAAAGGAACGAGCAACGTTATAGGAAATACAAAAAAGAATTGGACGAAATGTTATTTGAAGAACGTTTCTTTAATTATTTTGAAATTGAACGAGTTATCTTCAATCCACCTGCGACTATCGTGATTTGGAAGGACGGAACAAAGACAGTCGTGAAATGCAACGGAGAGAAGTTTGACCAAGAAAAGGGACTGGCTATGGCTATATCGAAACGAGCATTGGCAGTTGGAAATCGTTATCACAAAACTTTCAAGAAATTTGTCAGTGATGATATTCCATATTTAGAAGAAGGCGTAACTTTGACTTGTTACAGCCCGAACAACGAATACAAAATTGGAGATATTGTACACATAATTGCTAACCAAGATGATTTGTTCAATTATTCTATTCCTAGAGAATATTCGGGATATTATGGAAAGGTTGAAAGATTAGACCAGGAGAATCACGGAGAGGATATTCTAGTCAGAATAGGAGGAGATTCTCTATACAAATACACATTTTGGTTTAAACCGAAAATGATTGAGAAGGTGAATAAACGTGTTAAAACTAAATAACGGATTCTTTATTGAATCAGACGAAACCCAGTTCATCTTGAAACAGAATTACACGATCAAAAAGAAAGATACGGGGGAAGAAAAAGAATCAACTAGAGTTTTAGGATATTATTCCGAACTTAAACAAGCATTGAACGGATATATCAATCAGCTGGCATTAAACAAAACTTATGCAGAAGATTTGACCACTCAAGAAATGCTCGATTATTTGAGAAAAGAAAGGGAATTGATTTGACACAAGAAGTACAAACCGCATTTCAGACACTAGAGAATGAATTGCCATTCTCTAGTCGAGAAATCGAAGTTATCAAAGAATATATCACGAAACTAGAACGTGAAAACAAAGGGCTAAAAACGAGTTTACACAATCGTGAAACCGATTTAGCTCACTATAAAGGGTATATGTTGAAGTAGGTGAATATATGGACGAAAAGGAATTTAAAGATATTTTAGAAAATGACACAGATAAACTTTTTACAGATTCATTAGTGGAAACAGTTTTGAACAGTTGCAAGAATTTTTATTCAAGTGTAGAAATGTTCGGGTGGTTTTTCACCTTTGGAATTCTAATTATCGCTATGGGTATCGGAGCTGGTATTGACTGGATAAGAAACGTAGGAATCGGATGTTTTATCTTTAGCTTACTTTACATTCCCGTAATACGCAAAAAAGAAAAAACATATGAATTGCAAAAGAAGATTTTGAAAGATTATATCTTTGCATTGAAGAAGAAAGATAACTAAAACAGAAAGGAGAAAAGAGTTACGGCCGTATAAAACTCATGAGTTTTCTCCAAATGTTGGTAAATGAACTTTTTAGAAGAAAACATGAACAGTGTTGTTTTGGGGGATTGCCTAGAATTGTTTAAAAAACTAGATGATAACTCAATAGACGTTTCGTTTACCTCACCACCTTATTATTCAGTCGGGGGGGGGTACGGAAGTAATAACAAAGATAAATATTTAGAACCTGAAAAATATGACGATTGGTTTGGATTCCAAACTGATGTGATTGACGAGCTATTGAGAGTGACAAAGAAATACGTTTTATACAACGTCCAGGCTTTGCAAGGGAACAGACACAACGTCTATAAATTGATCGGGCATTATGCGGAAAGAATACACGACATTGTAATTTGGTATAAACCGAATGGGTGCCCGACAAGCACGCCCCATAAAATTTCAAACAAGTATGAATTTCTGTTCATATTAAAACCATATGGAGTAAATGCAGTGGATGTAAATTCAGAATATTTTACAAATGTAATTGTGAAGAAGGGAGATAACGATAACGAGTATGCAGACATTCACAGAGCAGTTATGAATAAACCATTTTGTGACGAAATAATACATGAATTTACAAAAGAAAACGACATTGTATTAGACCCTTTCTTTGGGACTGGAACAACGGGGATTTGTTGCAAAGAACAGAACAGAAGATTCATTGGATTTGAAATCAATAAAACATATTACGAGGTATCTAAAAAGAGAATTAACGGAATTAGAAGAAATGGTCAAATGTCTATATTTACTGATTTTGAAAACGTTTAGGAGGATTTTATGAAACACACAAGAGAAGAAATACTAAATGCATTACAAGTGATAAAAGATACTTGCGTTGAAGTAGGTGAATATAAAGACGGATGTTATAAATGCCCTTTTGCAGAAAACGGATTTTGCAAACTTATGGACAAAGAACCGTTCAAATGGCAATTAAATTACGGCAATTCATTTTGGAGGGCGTTCAAATGTTGACTAAAGAAGAATGTGAGAAAGCATTAGATCATTTCGAAAAATGTTATTGGGATCAAGATAATTCATATGGTGCTATGAATGGTGTTAGCAAGGATATAGACATTTTAAACAAACTTATTCATGAACACTTCTCGAATCCGCCACTTAGCCTTAATGAAGTTAGACAATTTTGGCATGAGGGGATTCCAGTGTGGGACACAGAACTTGAAGAATATGTACAAATTCACGATGTTATTGGGAACGAAGAAAATGGCTTGGTTAGTGTTGAGCAATTTTTCTTTGAATCAATTAGCGTATACCAATATCATTCAAAACGATTTTACAGAAAGGAAATCAAAGATGTTGACTAAAGAAGAATGTTTAGAAGCGTTAACTGAAATCAAAATGTACGGAAGTATAAATATTCCGTTATATTCGTTGGAAGTAATAGAGAATTTAATAGGTGAACATTTTTCAAATCCACCTTTGAAGTTTGAAGAACTAAAAGAAGGTATGTTTGTTTGGGATAACAAACACCATACATACATTCTGATAGACAGAATTTGGGAATCTTACAACAAGACTATATATTTCTATGCTATTGGTTGGGAGTGTTGCGAAAATACCGAATATGAACCGAACCGCTTTTACAGAAAGGAAGTAAAGGAATGAACGTAGTATCTAGTAGAAAAAACGAAAGGAAAAAATATCGCAAAAGAAAAAAAGATGATGAAAAATCTTTAAAAAATGCAATCAAGTTTTATGCAGATTCATTAGATATAGCTTGCACTTTATTGGAAGAAAAAACAGATAAAAGTAGGAATACATGGAAAGAACTTATATTGTTAAGTGCTTCTAAGAGGGAGGAAAAATGACAGAAGAACAATACGAGAAAGCTAGGTTTATTAAAAGCGGAATTGATAAATGCGAGAAAGCATTAAGAAATAATATTAAGGGTATTTGTTATGAATCTAAATACATAGATAACAACACTCTTTTTAACCTTACTCTTGGAGATGAAGTAAACGAAAAGATTAAAGACATTATCAAAGAACGTTTAGAAGAACTGAAAAAGGAGTTTGAGGAACTATGATTGACGAAAAGAAATTGATTGAAGAATTAAGAATGGAATATGAATGTGCAGATGACCTTTCTGATTTTACTTGTGGGGTTAAAAGAGGTTTATCAGAGGCCCTTACGATTGTTAAATACCAACCAAAAGTAGGCGAATGGATTCCAGTAGAAGAAAGATTGCCGGAAGAACACGATTCGTTTTTCGTGAATTTTAAAGGCACTGAACATTGGAGAGAATCCATGAATGAAAAAAATTCTGATCCTGTATTGGCAACCATTGAATATAAAAATGGAAGAAGAAAAGTTTACCTAATGAGAACGATTGACGGGGAGTGGGATACTGTAGGCTTGGCTTTAAAAAACGGAAAAGTATTAGCTTGGCAATCGTTCCCCGAACCATTTTGCGAGTGAAACTCGAAAAAGCTCGAAAAAGACTCGAAAAGAACTCGAAAGGAGAAACAGAATGAAAAAAGATAAATGTCCTATATGTGGATATAAGTTTAAAGAATGTCAATGTATGTTTAGTGGGAGTTCACATCCCGACAGATACAAGCAAAAAATAGTAGTTCAAGACCATTTATTTTTGTTAAGTAAAGAACAATTAAATCATTTAATTGAGTTGCAGAAAAAGTGGAGAACGAGTTATTCGGATAAAGAAATGGAAGATATTTTGAAAGAATTGGAGAAACAGAATGACTAATTTAGAGTATTACAAAGATGAAATAAAGGTTGCTTTTGTACATGACGAATATTTATGCGATCCGATTCGTAGAGTTGCAAGTCGCTATGGCTATGATACTAAAGGATTTGTAAGCGAAGGAAAAGTAATTGACTGGCTCTTAGAAGAACACAAAGAGAAATTTAAACTAAAACAATGGGAGTATGATTTACTTGAATTTTGTGGTGATGAAACAAGATTTGAAAGTTGGCGAACACTGATGTGCTTGAAAGAAAAAGGGCACTTTAAAGGAATTGAAAATACAGGGATGAGAATTTCCTATATTCTTAAAAATTGCGAGGTTGTTGATTGAAAGAGGCAATCATGACATTAGGAATAATGGCTGGGTCGTTATTCCTAATCGTTCTCATTAGTTTTATGTTATTAGTTGCTTATTTGGTTTTGAAGAAGTAAGAGGTGAATGAATGAATCAAGTGAATTTAATTGGAATGGTTTATGGTGACCCGATCATCAGGCAATCACAGAATGGAAAGAAAGTTGTAAACTTCACTCTTTCTGTGCCAAGAAGTTATGACAAGAAACATTTTGATTTTGTAAGTTGCAGAGCTTGGGAGAGAGTTGCAGACATTGTCGAGAAATGGTGTCCAAAAGGAACGAGAATAGGAGTCAATGGTTCTTTGCAGACGAGCACATACGATTCTAACGGCAAAAAAGTTTATCAGATGAGCGTTGTTGCCCTTGGAATTGATTTGATAGCGTCTAGCAAAGCGACCACGAAGAAAAAAGAAGAACCGAGTATAAATACTACCCCTAGTCAAGAATCGCCCGAGAACGCACCTCAAGAAAGCGAGAGAGCATATGACCCATATGCAGACGATTATTCTAGTTATGGGTATACACCTTATTAGGAGATAAAAAATATGTGGATTGATTTTTTATACGGAATGGATTTGGAAGAAGGGGACGTTGTAAAGGCAAGACCATACATGAATCGAAGAATCTTTGAGGTCGTGTTGGTCGAGTTCATCCCCGAAAAGAATTGTTGGAGAGCCGAAACAGTAGGACTGCCTAAAGATAGAGAACAATTCTTGATTGATGAACAAATGGTCGTAAAGGTGTGGAGAGAATGATGATTCGATATGGGGAAGTGCATTGGGTAGATTTACCGACATACAGTGAATTTGTTCTAACGAAAAACAGACCATGTGTAATCGTTAGCAACGATTTTAATAATTATGGTTCTAGCACAGTACAAGTAGTGCCTATAACATCATCTGAAAAACGGGCGGACTTGCCTTGCCATATAACTACCGAATACGGAATGGTGAAATGCGAAAACATCATGACAGTAGACAGAAATGCAGTAGGAAATAAAATGGGTACATTGAACGAGGTTGAACTGAGGCAGTTAAAAACCGCACTCATGACCCAGTTAGGCATTATTTGAGAGAGTACAATTTTCCCGAACATCAATTCAGAAAATATAAAGGGCAACTGATCTTGATGAAAGGGGACATAGTTAAGTCAGACGTATATTTTACGGACGGCAAAGATATAAGGGTTTGCGAGCTTTTATACAGATACAAGCCGAACATATGGAGAGCGTTAGACATAAAGGGGAATCGTGAGATTTACATTGAAACGGGGATGATAGAAAAAGTGCTTGTCGATAAGTGGTGGCACAAAAGACACGATAACCCCGAAAAATATAAATTTTATTGGGAAGTCCGAGGGAAAGAGGACGTGTGAAAACTCTATTTTCAAACACTCATGGTATAATTATATCGAGCGTATTCGTTTGTCCCGCCCTTGGACTTGCCTCACGGGTATGCTCATTATCTAAACACAAGTAATGAGTAATTATACCGAGGCAGAAACAAGGGTTTATTTTATATTTAACAACAGATTGGCAAAGGAACTGTATAAAAAAACCATGGATAGTTTATACAGAGAGTCTATCTAGGCGAACTAGACGCTTTAAAGCCAATAGCGATAAAACAATACCGATCAGCTAGCAAAATTTGGGACATAAAGGAATCCCCGAAATAGGGCAAAGCCAATCACGTTAAAAAAGCTATTTCTTATACTTACGTCAGTTTTGAGCACACATAAGAAAAAAGGCCATGAATAGCTTTTTCAGGCGTTTTTCCAAAAATGGTCTTTTATGGGGAATTAGCTCAGTGGGTAGAGCGACAGACTGTTAATCTGTGGGTCATTGGTTCAAGTCCAGTATTCCCCGCCATATGAGGGTAGTTCAATTAGCAGAATATCGGTCTCCAAAACCGAGGACATTGGTGCAATTCCAATCCTTCATGCCAAAAAAGGAAATGATAACATGGAGCGTAAATACACACCCCATGAGTTATGGGATATATACATGAGGGGGAAACCCCCGAAGAAAGAAACAATATTGCAGAAGGCAATTAGAAAGGCAAGAATATGGGCGAAAAAACATTGGAAGAACTAGGGTTTGTATGTGTTGGAGAATACAAAAGAGATGATACTCTAGGAAATCGCATAGAGTATTATTCTAATTTTGAAGATAAGAAAGATTTATATGGAGATTGGGATTTGAAGGTACGTATAGTCTTTTTATTGGAACACAAAGCGTATTTGTTAGAAGATTACAACATTCCCGAAGAACCACTGCCAGTATACATAGGGACAGAAATTCATTGTGCCATTACAAACAAGATGAAAGAACTGGGGTGGATTTAATGGGCAGTACACTTGAAAACTTTGGTTACGAGAGAGTAAGGGACAGTAAATATATCCGAAGATACGCAGACAGTCACGGAAACGTGATACAGTTTAACAAAGAATTTAAACAGTACGTGCTATGCAACATCAGATACGACATCAATGTTGCAGTAGATGAACACTTGCATTTTGCGATTGAAACAGAAATGCACCGACTGGGGTGGATATAATGATGTTCACGTTAGAAGATTTAGGATATGAGCGACACGGATATGGAGATAAAGACCAGGTGATTGAATACGTGAAAGGGGCAGACACGATTCAGTTCTACACGGAGCAGAGCATATACCATACTTTCACAAGTTCTAGCAATGGGAAAGTATCTCCAATGCGAATGGATATGAGAACAACGTATGCAATTTTGAATACAATGAAAATGTTGGGGATGAAACCATGAGCAACGAGAAATATTGGGAGTTCCATGCGTTAAAAGCCAAATGCGAAAGAAATGCAGTAAAAGGAAAAGGTTTAAAGACTTTGTTGTGGTTGTTAGAAAATGCCCCTGAATATGCAAGTGTGATATTGATTGACAAAGAAAAAGATACACCTTTGTATGAGATATTTGGTTTAGGGGATTGATTTAATAAATGCACCCTATATCACAACAGAAAAAAATGATAGGGAGGGGGTCAACAGAAAATACGCCCCCAAGTGCAACAGCCCCAATTCTTCAATATACGACCTATCGCAACAGACTTTTTCAATGATATACGCCCAATCGCAACAGACATTCGAGCACAGAATGGGCATACAAGCTCGATACAGAGCGATACAGAAGAATTACAGAGCAAAGGGTATAAATATCTATCCCGAGCAAATAAAGCGTCTGTATTTCTCTTTTAGGGCAGAAAAGCAAGTCGAACAACAATGCCGTGTTTAACGTCCGTACACCGATATAACCTCCTGAACTTAACATCCTGATAATCTGATACGTTTTCCATGCAAATAGATATACAAATAAGCACGGCATAATCGGGTGTACGGTTTATCTAAACAACAGTAAATTAGCATTAAAGAACAAGTGAATTAAAGCAAACAAAACCCTTGGATATAACATGGTCCAGGGGATTTTTTATGTTCACAACGAAGATATAACATCATTAAGTCCCGACAATATATAATGCCCCGCCCTATATTATATATATATTATATATATTATTACTTCTATTATTACTACTCTTTCTCTATTCTATCTAATGTAGTATATAGAGTTATTCTTATATGTATTTATTCTGTTTTGTTTTATTGTATGTATTCTATTATATTATTAGAATATATTATTGGAGATTAGCTTTTTATTTTGCTTTTACAGTTCATACTATAAATTGTATTTTGCATTTTGTATTTTCTCGATTTTGTATTTTGTAAAATTTCTCAAAATTGTATTTTGTATTTTGTACTTTACTATATATTGCAAGCATGGTATTCTTTAATTGGAAAATGAAAGGATAAGGTTTTGGATAACTAGTAAAAATAACTAAATTATATAGTTTAGAAAAGTAGGTTATTTGGTTATGGTTATTATGTTATCTAGTTTTAAAAACTAGGTGTAAATATGAAAGAATCAGTTTTAAGAGCACAGAAAAAATATATAAAAAATAATTATGTTAACTTTAGTTTTAGGATCAGGAATGATGATAAAAAAATAATTGATTATTTAAAAGAGTTATCCAAGAATAAAGAACTAAAACCATATATATATAAATTAGTGATTGAAGACATGGAAAAAAAGGGACTGTTATAAGTCCTTTTAAATTTATTAAAATATGTATTGCAATCAATATATACATATGATATTGTATAGACGTAAGGAAAAGGAGGCTTATAAAATGAAACGAAAAATAAAAATCGGATGGATGTGGTTAACTGTTGAAAATTTAAAAGAGTTAACAGAATTGCTCGAAACACAAGAAACCACCGACAAGGAAGACCCAGGCGGTTATTGTATCTTTCGTGAAAATTATGATTATGAAATTAGAGTCAATAAAGACTACGATCTTATTCTCGAGGAGGTGACAGGTATTAAAAAATAAAAAAAGGTAGTCCTCGAGCCTAGGAAACTTTAAGGACTACCACCAAAAAAACAAGCCATATATATACATTGAATGAATGAAAGGAAAAAGCCCCGTGTATATATATGGCTTTATTATCCTATCACGGGGCTTAAAAAAAGAAAAATGAAAAAAGAAATTAAAAAAGTTAGTTTGAAATCACTACATGAGTTAGAGGGCCACAAAAAAAAGGTGCACGAAAACTTAAAAAAGATAGAAGAAAAATATAACGATTTACTGCACATTAAAGAAAATATGGTATTTGGTTTAAGTTTTCGTGATTCAATCCCAGTTAGAAAAAGCGAAAAATACATTGAATTAAAGAACGAGACAGAAGAGCTAGTCAAAAAAATTAGACTAGAAACGCTCAAAGAAAAAGCTATTGAAAAAGAAGTGGAACACTTGGCACAATTAAAAGTACTTGAGTCAATAGCAGTAAATCACGAGTTATTGCAGGGCGTTCCCGTCCATTTCAAAAAGTTTTCGGACGTTGTGAATCAATCCTTAGAAAATAAATACAACGAAAGATATAGATGCTATGAAGGGTTTTTAGCAGTATCAATTTACAAGCATGATTATTTAAGCCCTTCTTTCGTGGCTAGAATGAAATTCAATAGTTTTGACGTATATCCACCTATGACATGGGACAGGGAAAAAGATGTTTATTATATAGAATTTGATTCAAATCAAAAATTTAATTGTGCACTAACAATTAAAGAGATTGAGAAACAAGCGAAAAGCCTGGGAAAAGACGTAGAAAAAATCAATTCATATAGAAATAAACTTACAGAAAAAGAAAACGAGTTGTATAAAAAATATACATCCTATGTATTCGAAAAAGCGTTAGAAAACGGGGTGATTTAATATGACAAAAAAAGACATATTAAAGATGGAAACAATCGCTTATTATAGCGGTTTTAACGGCTTAGAAATAAAAGGTATAGAGTACGGCATAGACGATCATGTTTTGTGTGTAAGCGGGGCGTGGTATGGAAAACCAAAACCCCACCGCTTGAAAATATACTACACAAGCAAAAATGCTTACATAAAATTAAATGGTGAAAAAATACGATTAGATGAGTGTATTCGGATGGGGGTTTATTAGATTATGAAACGAGAAACATTTAAACAATTATCACTAGACAAGCAAACTGAATTGTATGAGGGCGTGAAAGGTAGTGATTATGATGTTCTCTAAAAAAGACTTAAAAATACTGTTGTTTTGTGTTGGTCTTGTGTGTATCGGGTTTATATATGATAATGCTTGTGATTATGTTATGGATGTTTTAAACGACAGAAAAGAAGAAAAGGCAAGCGAACTAGAACATTCTAATCATGTAATGGATAGCATAGAAAAAGACATATATAACGCTTGTGGTTTTGATCCTTATTGCAGGGACTTGTATGTAAAGGTATAAAACATTGACTTACGTTATATTCTGTCTAGCGTGCTTTGGTTTATTCCTTAAATATCCTATTATAATAATTCTGTTCTTCTTGATCATGTATAAAACCATAAAACTGCTCATGTAAAAATGGGCGGTTTTTTTCGTGGGGTGGATACATAACAGTCACCCCAGCAGCAATAGACAGTTAGCAAACCCCTTAAATAAAGGGCTTTTCTTTTTCTCTTTTATCCATGGCATAAAATAAGGCATACAATTTAAAGGCCTTTTAAATGCGTTCTAAGAAGTTTCTTGTTATGGGTGGTATGTTAGTTGCCTTAGGAAATAATCGTGCTTAAATCACGCTTTATGGAGCTTAGAAACGTATGTATGAATCATATGATAATCATATATTATTTCAAAAACGCAACAGAAAAGTTAGTTTAAACTAACTCAAGATACCCCCCTTATACACTGTTAATTTTCCCAACCTTTACTTAAGTACACTTAAATAATAATTTAGTCAAAATCCTCATAATGACCAAATTAAAATAAAATGACGTAATTGACCACCCCCTTTTTCAGAAAAAGATTTTGAGAAAGCGAAAAAACGATTCCAAAAAAATATGGGTGAAATTTTGTGAAAAGTCTGTTTTTGAAAAGGAATGGTAAAATTTAAGTATGGGACAAATAGTAAAGAAGAAAGCAAGGAACAAGAATTTAGCTAGACACGTAAAGACGTACAACGAAATTTCGAGAGATAACTTGAAGGACACTATTTTCATGGAGTTTTACAACACATATCCGAACGGGACATTAAAGGATATGCAGAAAGTCGTACAGAAATATCGTCCTGACGTATCGGAGAACAACAATTATCTGTACGGGTGGAGGATATTGAATGACCCTGATGTGAAACATAGGGTATCTCAAAGAAATTACAAGCGTATGAAAGCGACAAGACTGACATACGAAGAAAAGTTAGCGTATTTAACCGGGGTTATTATGGGGGATATTGAACCCGACGCAGAAACGAAGGATAGGCTTAAAGCTTTGGACATTGCCAACCGAATGGAAGGTGTTTACGTCAATACGAATGTCAACGTCAATCAGACTTTGTCTATTGAAGATGAAAGGGCGATTGTCGAAAGACGTTTAAGACAAGTATTGGGCGAGCCTATTGAAACGGAAGTCAAAGAAGTTTCCTCAGAGGTAGTGCAGGATGAATCAGATTCAACAGAAAGTCGTTGATTTGTGCAATTCTGCCGAACCGAAAAAGAACCTGAAGAAATGGACGAGAGGTTATATCCCCAAACATTACAAACGAATCAATATCGGCATGGAGGAGGCAAAGAGGTTAGCTTTATTAGGGGCTACGGAATCTTTGACTTGTTTCGGGACGAATCTGTATTTTACACAGTCTTTGATATTTGGGGCGGTTATCGAGCATTACCGAAACCATAAATACAATCAGTTAGTTGTTGTTACGACTTCACAGTACGGAAAATCCTATACAATGGGTGAAATTGCGATTTGGATTGGTGCGAACGGACATACATTGCGTGTTTCGGGCGGTACTGAGGCAACAACGGAAATCATCATGGGGCACGTTACCAAACATATTCAGACTGCCCATAGCGACATTAAAAGCAAACTGATCGTAGAGAATCAGAACAAGATTGAGAAATTGGAGACGGCAGTTTCCAAGAAAAAACTTTCTTTCAAAGGCGGGGGTTCTATTGAATCCGTTACATTGGGTGTAAGTTCCAATGACGCCAAAAAATCCAACCGAGCTATCGGTCGAGGTGGAGATTATATGCTTGACGAGGCTGGTCTAGTTCCTAACGAGGCATATGTCGAGATTGGACGGCGTGAATTTTCCAATGTTGACGGAGAAAAAGACCTTTTGATACAGATTTCAAACCCTCATAAAGAGGGAATGTTCTACGATAAGCTCACAGACGAGAATCCACCCGAAGATACGCTCATAATTTGGATGGATGTCCGTACCGCTATCGAAGAAGGACGTATCAAAGACACAAAACAAGTCGTAGAATCTGATTTTTTCCGTGAAAAATCCACTTGTCAACGCTATTTTTTGTGTGAATTGGAAAATTACACGGACGAATCCATGTTTTCCAACATCAAATTGGACGATTCTCCACTTCAACCTGGATATACCTACTTTTTGGGCGTCGATTCTGCCTATAAGGGTAAAGATAACATTGATGTTTGCCTTTCTGCCATGGATTCTTACCGAAATATCCGTATTTTGGATATTTATTCCATTAAAAAGGGCAAATGGGTGGACGGAAAAACGTCTGAGAAGATACTTCACGACATTTTGAAGATACAAAAAAAGGTTCATGCCAAATTTATATGCGTCGATATCGGTTGGGGTGTATATATTGTTGAGGGATTGGCAAAAAAGGCAAGCGATTATACTGTTTTAGGCATCAATTTCGGTGGTGGAACAACAAAACAACGCAAAGAAAACAACCATTATTCGGCAAAATACGGGGCGAATATGCGAGCGGAAATGTATCTTGATATGCAACAACTCATGGACAACGGAAAAATCACAATGACAACGAGAGTTGCCAATATTTTGAAAAAACAAATGCAGTTTACCAAGTCAACGATCAAGACTGGGGGCAAGATTGCTATCATTCCTAAAGACGAAATAAAAGCGAAAATAGGGCACTCTCCAGACGAATTGGATTGTTGCGTTTTATCTGTTCACGCAATTATGTTGTATAATATGAGTGGAGGCATTTACGTTTATACACAAAACGAGTAGGAGGAAGTAATGTCAAACAAAAGAATCACGAAAAAAAAGGCAAAACTGAGTTCTCCAACTCCCGTAAATAACTTCAATATTCAGAACTGGTCACAAGCCGAACTGATTTTAGACCAACTTTTAGAGTGTAATACAGTTTGTAAATCGGGATTTACCCTTGTCGATAACAAGACCACGGACGAAGAAACAGAGTGGATGATTGCAAATCTCCCTACTTTGCCTTACGTCATGGAATCTTATTTGAATTTCGTTTTCTCAAACAAACTGACAACGGGCAACGAAGAATTAGACAATACTGTATTAAACCCTTTTTTATATCGTACCAATGCCAAAGGGGTAACGAATTATTCAGTTATCCGTGAGGCGGTAAAGAACATGATTCTTTACGGGAAGTGCGGTATTCGGTGGTTGGATGATGAAAACGGAATCTTGTCCGTTGAGGGAAACCGATATACTAGTCTGACGAAAGAAGATAGCGAGTTCTATGGATTCTATCGAACAGTGTCTTATGCGGTATCGGTTGACGAGGACGAACCTATTTCATTAGGGAAAGAGCCAATCGAACTTGACCGAGATGAATTTAAACAAACTGGACGTATCATTTCCAAAGACAGAGATTATATCGTTGTCATGCCTGAGGATTTCGTCAATCTGAGAACGGACACTTCAAAAGAGAATGGAATCTCGAAATTGCAACAAGACAAACAACGTCTATTGTTGATTGGAAACGTATATCAACGTCTGAATTACGATATTGTATATGACGGCCCAGGACGATTGATTTTTTGGTTGAAGGACAATTTCTTGAACGGCGGTGACATTGACGTTTCTGCCAACGAAATTTTAGATCAGTCAAGCGAGGCGAAAGACCTAAGAGCCGAAAGAGCCAAAGACGAAATCAAGAAAATGGCTTTAGAAATCAAAGGCTCAAGTTCTGACAACGTTATTTTGGCTAGTTCTTACTTTGAAGATAAGTTCGAGCATATCCCACGTGTTACCAAGGCAACAGAGTTCCTTGAATATCTCCAAATGAAAGAGGGTTCGATTATTGCACAGTGCATTGGAATCACACCCGAATTGATTGGTTTAGGGGACGTATCGGGGAACGTATCAATGGAAAAAATCATTGATAATGCCATGGTGAACGTTATTATTCCTTTACGAGAGGCGGTCGCAACACAGTTTTCCCCAATGTTATCTGAAAAATTGGGTTTGCCAAAGATTTATTTCGATAAATACGAGGCTCAATACAATGTAGACCGCTCAAGTGAGGCATACAAATATTCATTGTCGGTAAACCAAATGATTCAAGCGTATGCAACATCATTGGAATTGAACAACAAAATCCCTAGTGAAATGCAACAAGGAATCATGAACGCATTAACGACATTAACAGACCATATTACAAAAGTATCGTAGGAGGTAAGAAAATGGGTATTTTAGAAAACATCATTTCTCAAGGTGACGTTAAGCCAATCGCAAATGTAAACGGACGAAACGTTTATACTTTTGCGGACGCAGTTAAAGTAAATAACAAGGAACGTGCAGAAGAAGTATACGAAGGAAAAGTAGATTTTGGTAACAGACAGACACGTGAAGGTGGTTTGTGCTACGCAAGAACACAGACACACAGTGTTGCGGTCAATCCCGATAACTACTATCTGAATCGTTATCGCAAACGTAAGATTGACGATAAGACAACGCTATATGAAATCGTTACGGACTACCGAGCTATCAAGGAGCAGTCGAGCGGACGAGTTTATACGAACAATATCGTTGTTGAAATGGTAGAAAATTCAAAAGAAGGACTTAAATATGTTGGAAAGAAAAACATTTCTGACTTAGAGTTCATCAATGAATTTAAACGAGAATTAAGTCATGAATCACTTGCGAAACTTGTCGCAGTTATTCTTGAGGCACGTGAAGGGCAAGACGGGCAACAAGGAGATTCGCTAGACTTCTAGTTTGTATATATACAACTGAATATTTAGAGGCAATACAAAGGGCTAAGAGTATTTAGGCATTAACACATTATGTGTTTATTGCATAGAAAAGGCTCAATGTATTGCCTTTTTTTGTTGAAAAATCGAAAGGAGAAAACATGGCAACCAACAAAAGAACTTTTGATGTGAAAATCACATTAAAACCCGAAGTTTCCGCACAAGCAGACACTGTACAAACGACTTCCGAAGTTATCACTTTGGAAGATGAACAAGCTCAGAATTTTTGGGCAATGTACCAGTCTTACTTGAACGGACAAGGTGACGCTATCGGTTTCACGTATTATGACAAAACGAACATGGCAAAACCAACTCCGCAGGCTACGGATGTTATGGCTCGCACGATTTTGTTTGAAAACGTTAAATCGGTTGAACTTTTGGGAACTCAAGTTACGTCCACAACTGATTATGATTGCAAGGATTTAGAGCTTTGCTAAACATGGTCAAGAATCAAGAAATCAAGTGGTTTAAATCTGAAAAGGAAAGACTTGCATATTTAAGAGGGCAACAAGAGGAGTACAAATTGAAACCCGTAGAAAAGAAGGCTAAACGTGGCACAAAAAAAGACAACAAAGACGTTTAAACTTCTTGACGTAATCAAAGAACGTACTCAAGTGGACGTAGTTTATCGCAAGAATGGAATCACAAAGTATTCCTACATTGTGTTAGACCCAGGTGTGGAATATGAATTGCCCGAAGATGAATTGTTCCAAAAGTCTATTCGTGGTTGTCAATTTAAAAAACCATATTCAAAGGCTATGGAAGAATCGTTAAAGGCGAACAATATTCCATACAAAGTAGAAATGTGCAAGCAGTGCGGTGGACGAGTTAAAAAACTTGTCTACAATCCCATGGAGGTAATTGACTAATGCCAATACCTACTATCGTTAAAGAAATTCAAAAGAGTTTGAAAACTCGCAAAGAGGCTAAAAAGATATTGGACGAATCAATCAATCTGTCCAACCTCAAAGATAAAGAACTGACTATGAACCTATCCAATATAGGCTTTGTAGAAGGCACTACAATGCGATTGTTGGACGAGGGGGCACTCTACTATGAGGGTGGCGAAGAAGTCCGTCTATTCTTTGAAAAAGGCACTATACAAGCGTTTTATGACACGCTTTCAGATGATTACGTCGGTTATGTCAATTTAGCACACTTGGATATATGGGAATTGCCTTTGAACCTAGGAACATGGACAAAACAAGACCTATCAATCGTTGACATTGGAAACGGCAGAGTAGGATTGAACGTGGATGTTCACTTGAATGAAAAGCTACATATCGTTCAAGACTTAATGGCACAAGAAATTCCTTTGTCAGTAAGTGCCGAATTAGGTTTAGGTGTAGATTACGAGGAATCGCAAAGACAAGGCTATCCATGTATCGAAAAAATAAATATCAAGGGATTTTCCATTGTTGGGAATCCAGCAAATGCCAATAGCACGTCTATTGGTCTAAGTGTAAAAGGAGAAGAAGAAATGACTTTGAAAGAATTTCTGACGGGCAAAAAAGACGAAGAAGTTGTTGAAACGAAAGTTGAAGAAGTTAAAGAAGAAGAAACTTTGGCAACCGAAGAAGAACAACCAACAGAAGAAAAAGTCGAATTGTCTGCCGAACAAGTAACAATGCTCGAATCTTTCATGTCTGAATACACACAGTTAAAGACAGAAAATGAAAGTTTGAAGTCTGAGATTGAAGATTTGAAAGCTCAGTTGTCGAGCAAAGAACAAGAGGTTGAAAAAGAGGGCAAATTAAATTCACAAGTCGAGGACGTTCTTAGCAAATTAGAAACGCTAATGAATGGAAAATTAGAATCTAAACCCGAAGTTAAAGAGGAAATGGGATTCTTAGGCAACCTCGAACCGAAAGGAGAAGAATAATGCCTCAATTTGATACTCATGTATTAGAAAACAACGCAGTTGATTTAACATCATTCGCACAGTTAAGCAACATTGGGGAAATTGGAATGGCACCCGATTTTTCGCAGAATCAGTTAGCTAACGATTTCCAAAACAATTTCCCACTTGTTCAGTGGTTGATGAGTACCGCACGTTCTCGTCAAATCCAAGGTGCTTTCAACAATGGAAGTGCTCAGATTCATAGAGATACGAGTGGTAACTTGAATATCGTACTTCCTTGGGAAGTTGGTACTACTTTACCCGAAGATACTCAAGATGAATGTTGCTGGACTCCGCTTGAATTAGCTAAATGCGGTAGTGAAGTTCCTTTGAAACTTTTGTGTTTGAAAGATTGCGACAAAATCTTAGAAAACCTTGTATGGAGCAAAAAACGTTTTGGTTCTAACGATTTGATTGGTTACTTCGCAAGACGTGGAGAAACTGTTAAACAAGCTCGTGACCGCATGGCACGTTTAAGCATGGTTTATTTCAGTTCTTATAACATCATCAATGGTACTTCTACAACGGGAACAAGCGTATTGAAACCATTCCACGGATTGTTGGAAGTAGTCGAAGATAAGACAGTTATCAAAATCTTAGGGCAGAATATCTTGGCCGCTTTTGATTCGTTAGGTTGCCGTTTATCTGTTGTAGGTGGAACTAACGCAAACTATGACATTATCTTTGCAGTTCATCCATTGACATACCAGGCTATTGATTCAGTTGTAGTTCCTGGAAAATTCAACGGAGAATTGCCTACAAATTGGACTCGTGTAAACGGAGAATTGCGTTTCATGGGACATAGATTCATCCAAGACAAAACTGTTCCAGTAGACGTAGCAAAAGGAACTGGTGACGTATGGATGTTAGACGGCGGTTCAACTGGTGTTGTAATGGGTACTACATTAAGCCCAGGTGAAGATTTCATTCGCCGTACTGTTGCAACTACTGATACTCCAAGTGACGGATGTGCCACAGAATGTACGTTCTACTACAACTTTGGTGCAGTGTTCAATACGAACCCTAACCGCTTGGCGGTTATCACAGACGTTCCATTAAGTGCTAATTGCTTAGGTGCAACATTGAATGGTCTTGACGCACTGATTACACCACAGACAATCGTTCCGATTAACGTCACTAGTGAGTAATGTACGACACTATCTATGAGCAGTTACAAACCTCTTGTGATTGTATCAAGCTATCAGACAAGAACGACGAAAACTTCAAACAAAACGTAAACCAACTCATTGATCTAATTTCAATCATGACTTGTTGGAAAAACAGTCCATGTGAAAACTTCCTTTCTAGCGATAGAGAGGAAGTTATGGACGTGGACGTTATAAAGTCGTGTTGGTGTGACGGCGGTTTGATGATTGTTCCTCTTTATTATCGAGAGATTAAAGAAGAAACGATTCAAGTTTTTGTTCAAATCCGTAACGGAGTGAAATTTGAAGAAATAGAATTGTCAGAAGATGATTTCTCTTTCAATGCTTACGAAAACAAGCTCTATATTGACTTGTCTGAATACGATACAGAAAGTGTATGTAATTGCGAAAAGGTACATAAACTGATTGTTCGTTATACGGCAGGCTTTGAATTGTTGCCGAACTGTCTATTGCCCGTATTCTGTGACTACTTATCATATGTTATCAAGATGAATCAATGTGATTGCAACTGTAACACTTGTGAGGACGATACAGAGGACAACGAGCCAGTAGACCCCGACACAATCGAAGAATACATACAACGAACATTGTTTATTGCCTATGCAAGACAATTAGAAACGATTTCCCTTTGTGGAAACCATAAATGGTTTGTGGGGTTAGTAGTATGATTGTCAAATTCCTTGGTGTAAAAGGAGAACACAAAAAATCGGGGTGTCCAGTTTGTGGAACACGTGTTCGTGTTTCAAACACTATCTCTTATCAGAAACGAATGATTCTACCTAGCGGACGAATCAAAGTATTTCTGTTAAATCATGAATACGAGGTTTCAGAAGATGAGGGAGAATACCTAATCAATTACCATTACACATTCAACGGGAAGGAGTTGTACCCCTTTGTCAAATGTTGATGATGTTCTAAAGGCTTGTGTGAGTGCCGTGCAAAGCACTTTCGAGGACAAGGCAGAAGATTTCAAAAACATTATGAAAGACGAGGCTCACAAGGTTACTGGGAATCTCAGTGAATGTGTGTATAAAGAAAAACTTTCTGACACACAATATTTCGTTGGAGTAGACGGAAATCAATTAAAGTCTAAGTCAAAAAATGGATTTGACTATTCAATGGCATATTGGAAAGGAAGAAAGGAAGTCCGTCCTAAAAATTACCCTTACTTGCATTGGGTTGAGAACGGAAAACATATTTACGCAAAGAAGGCAAAAGCAACGAGTGGTGACCCATTCGTGGAAAGGGCTATACGAAAACTTAAATAAAGGAGAAAAGTATGGCTGTTAAAAAAACGACAAAGAAAACAGACACTAACGCATTTATCAAGCGTAAATTGTCCGCCTTGAACGCTTATGGTGGTTATAAGGCAGAAAAAGCCATGAACCGAATTATTGCGAAAAACAAAGGAGGGCAAGCGTAATGTCTAAATGTAACATCAATCAAGTTATCGCTAACAAAGTTGGTTATAACAAGCTAGACAAGACTACCTCAGAGGTAAACTTCAACCTTAGTCGTGATATTGATTCATGTGTAAAAATCAATACTAAAAGCTATATTGCTTACGACGGAGAAACCGCACCAGTTTACTCACGTTTAGCAGTTCCTCAAGACATGATTAACGTATGTGAATCTTTTGGATGTAAAAACAGTGGAACACTGATGATTACAACGAAATCAACTGGTGC